AACAGCGATATATAGCGCATCGCCATCAGTGCAAATTCCATTCACGTTTTGGATTGCGTTATAAACTATCCTAGTCGAAACGAAATATACGTTTTTTAAAGCACCAGCATCATCAACTTTGTATGCGCCGATGTAAAAAGACGTTCCAATCCAAAACATTTCGCCGTCCCAACAAACTGCGTTACAGTTCCATGGGCTTCCTATTGCAGCGCTCCACACCTGTTGATAGGTGCCCGGGTCGTACAATGCCAGAAAGCCAGCCATTACCTGAATGAGATTTGTTTTATCTTGAAGGTGTCCAGCGAAAACGTTGCCGAAGATGTGGTTCCACCAGCCTGAACTCTTATGCGGAAAGTGTCAGCAGGTATGCGAATCCTCAAACACTCGCTTCGTCCCGAACTCCCAACAATCGTGTCGTCATATATCCAAAGGGACTCCCAGCCATCCCTGATTGCGTAATAACTCACAGAGTCGTCAGTTCCTTCTATGTAAAACCGCAAGTCTGTTGGCGAGTTCCCCTTGGTAATGGAAAGGAACACGTCAGCATAAAGGCAACCAGTTATCCTGCTGATGTCAGTGCTTACCGTGTTAGTAAGCACGTCGTTATAACTTGTCGTGATAGTCCCCACAGATAGCCATGAGTTCTCAACCGCAGCACCAACATACATGGGGTTGGTTTCAGATACGTTGGATGTCTGTAACTGGACATACGACGTCACAGGCCCAGATACTGACATCACACCTGACAAGGCGTTATTGACCGTCCCGGACGTGTTAACCGTTCCCGTGATCCCAATAGGACCAGACACATCAACAATGCCTGACGTGCTAACCACTCCGGATATGGCATTGTTCACAGTTCCAGATGTATTGACGGTTCCAGTGATCGCAACAGGCCCCGAAACATCCACAATGCCCGAAGTGCTTACAACACCAGAGATAGCATTGTTGACCGTTCCAGACGTGTTTACCGTTCCGGTTATCCCTATGGGGCCAGAAACGTCTACAATACCACTAGCACTGAACACTCCGGAAAGAGCATTGTTCACAGTGCCTGACGTGTTAACCGTTCCTGTAATGCCTATAGGGCCACTAACATCAACAATGCCAGAAGTGCTCATCACTCCAGACACTGGGCCAGATATGCTAACAGGGTCTTTGCCTGGATTTGTTGGTCCGTGGCTCATAGTGTCACCATTATGCTATTTCGCTTGGAAACATGTTAAATAACATCAGCTTACTTCTACGCCGAAAAGTGTCACACTAACAGCACCATCAGGAGACGACGCCCTAACCTCGTCCAACGCTCCAAGCGTCATCCCCACCGTGGCAGCAAACGTGTCATTAGCCGGAAGCGCCACGTCATAATAGAGATACTGCTCGTTAGCCGACGCAGCAGCGCTTACTGCCGCCAAGAGCCTAAAGGTTGTGTCTGAACTGTCCCTGTTACAGATATAAGCGGTGCTAACAATAGCCTCCGTTGCAGCTGGTGCCGAGTACACCGTTATGGTCGCACCAGACGTCAACGAGGCTTGGCCAAGTATCTTGTTCGTGTTCGCCATTATCCACCCATCAAAAGGAAGCTGTCCGATGGTGCATAGGTGCCACCACCACCTCCAGCACCCGTTGCCGCAGAGGTCACTCTTCCCATGTAATCAACTGTTATGTCAGCCGTTTGATATGTACCAGGCGTTACACCGGCCGATATGATTGCAACATCGTCCGCCCCAACAATGATGCCTGAGCCAGCCCCAACATTAAACGTTCTGTCAGCGCTTAGATCACCACCACCGGTCAACCCGTTACCAGCAACAAGACTCCTTGTTGTCGGCACGCCAGTCTGCCCCGTGGTAGAACTCCACTTGACACCATACGTCGATGCGCTGCTGACTTGAAGCACATGGCCTTCTGTTTCACCTATGGGGATACGAGCCCAAGAGACTCCATCGAAGCCGAGAAGATCGCCCTTTTCCTCAAGAATGGGCTTGTCCGCATGGGCGCGGACACTCTTACGCAGGATGAACTTAGCCACTCAGTTTTGCCTTCCACCTTTCAACCTTGTTGCGAAGTTTCTCTATCTGCTTCAGTTCCTGGTCTGTCCATTCATCTTTGTCTAATAGGGCGTCCAGTGACTTTTGGTCATCGTATAACTTGCGATAAAAGTTTTTGACTGATGGATCTACTTGCAGCTTCTTGTTTTTTAAACGCCACTGATTTCGTATCGACACACCGTCAGCATCAACGCGTTCTGGCATGTCTGCTTTTTCTATATCGACATAAGCATCGGGCAACGTGGGGTCTTTGAGCTTCATCTTTTCCCAGATTCGGTTTGCGAAGTCTTGATCCGATTCCCCTTGCTTTCTTGCATTGGGTGCAAACGTTACAACATGCACACTTCCGTCTGGCATTTCATAAACTCTGTTTTTAATCATACCCTTGCACCTCCTACGAGCACAGCACAAATGGACGAGTCCACCAACGTTCCGGCCAAGTTATAAAAACGCACTTGCGTACTGTCAGCGGCTCGCGTTGAAATACTTTGACTTTGAGCGTTCCCGCTAACACTTATGAAATATCCACCACTCGCAGCAAAATCTACATCCCAGTTCATTGTATAAATTCCTGCGCCACCATCTGTAATGGAATCTAAATTCCAACTTTCATTGATCGTAACTGGCGTGTCCGTTCCGGTAAAATGCGCCCATCCAGAAATTGCCGATTTTGACGATGGACCAGTCCACGACGTGAACCCGCCGATTTCTAAATTTGTACCGTCTGCGCTCGCCTTTATGTACTCAGTCGTCCCAGCATCGAAGTAGATCGCCCCGCCGTCTGTTGCTGTATTGTCTATCCTAAGCGACTCTCCATAGATGTTCTGCCACTTGTTGGTTGTGCTTCCCAGATCTAACGTGCCGTCTGCATTTGGCGCCAACCCAGAAGCAGCCTGACCAGTGAACGTGATGGTGTCACTCGATGCGTCACCTAAAGCCACGTTGCCGTTACAAGTCAACGCTGAGATTGTCAGATCCTTGGTGCCGTCCGTGTATCCCAGCAGCAGATCGTTCAGATTCTGCATCACCTGGTCGGCATCTGCTGCAGTGCCGTTTGTCAGTGTGTAGCTTAACGATGGAGCAGCCATTTATCTTCCCCCCTCTGCAAGAGGCCTGCGAACTAACGGCGTTGTTGCTGCCACAGCCGGTGGACCAGCCAACTTTGCTGCCGTTTGTACTGCCGGCATCTGCTTCGATGCTGCAAACGCAGCCCTAGCCAAACCACTCTTAACGGTTCCAGACTCCATGATTTTCTTTCCTACAAGAGTTGCTGCTGCGGCTGCTGGCCTCCCCTGGGCCAACTGGTTGCTGACAAAAATAAGGTCAGTCAAACCAAGCTTTCTGTTTCCAGCCATTCTTTGAACGGCATCTTCGACACCAATTTCTGCTGTCTTTGCAGCTTGATAGGCCTTCTTGGCGCCGATAAATCTTTTGGCCAACCCCTTATTTTTAATAACGGGCTGAGCTTTGGTAACAGCCTCATCAACAGCGTTCGATACAATCTTATACGCCTCTCTAAACAGCTCTTTGCCTGGCAACTCTTCTCCTAGCTTCCAACCACGCTGTCTCAATGCCTGTTTTAGGTTTTGCGCTGCAGCAAAAGTGCTTTCATCTCCTATGTTAAAACGAATGGACTCGGCAAGTTCTTGAAACGGATTCTTGATGGCTTTAAACAACGGATCTTCAAGCAACTCGCCTATAGTTCTCTGAGTCCCAGGCATCCTTGAGCTTGCTATCTTGGTTATAAGCTGCTCTGAGTTGAGAGCTTTGAAGCCAGCCTTATCAAGAGTTTTCAATATGCGCCCAATCTGGCGACCGGCTTGCATCTTAAGATTATCAATGTTTTGGGCAATCTCCGAAATCCCGCCTCTTATGATCCCCTTTTCAAGCAATGTCTCTACTGATTGGTTTACCTTGTCCAAACCACCAGCCTTTTTGATAGTAGACTTGATAAACCCCACAGCTCGCCTGCCATAATCTTGTGCTGCGTTTTCAAGGCTCTTGGGTGTGCCAAACACCTTGCCAATGCCATAACCAAGGCCGCCACCTATCAAGCCAGCGCCAAGCCTTCCGCTAAAGCCTTCACCTTCTCCAACCCCACCTGTTGCACCTATAAGCAGCCCAGTCTGCCCTGGGCGCCTTGCAAGCGTCCTTGTTACAGCCGCAGCTGGCCTTACGACTTTAGACAGCAGCCCAGTCGCAGGGGCTGCCACACCCCTCGTTGCCCCAGCAACCCCTAATGGGGCAGTGGTGCTTATGCCGCCAAGCATTTCACCAGCCATGAATGTTTTAGGACGGGCTTCCCTAGTCTCTTCGATCTCTTGTCGATTCTCTCTTATAAGCTCGCCAAGAGGCTTGCTGAGTACTCTATTGGCCACCTCTGACTCGCTCATAAACGGCATCTTTTGTCTAACAAGCGCAATGGCCTTTTCTGCTACAGCGCTAAGCTCGTCACCAAATCCAAACGTAGCACCAGACGCAAAGCCACGCCCCAGAGCTTCGCCTGTGGACACTTGCGCAACCTTGGGCATTGCTTCCGCAACGCGAGTCTCTTGCATTTCTATTTCACTTGGCGCCGTCTGAAGCACCCTTCTTGACGCAGCAAGTTCTTCTTCAGATGGAGGGGCCAACAACGCCCTTTGTTTGGCAGTAAGGCTTTCCAGATTTATATCATTCGCCACTGGCCTCTCTCCTCCTGTCAATTATCTTCTTCGCTTGATCGTACTCAAGATTGTACTGCTTAGAATATGCCTCGATGTCAGGGTCCCTTTCCTCCTTCAGGAAGTCTTGCGGCCCAGCTGGCAATGTTCCGACCCAACCTTTCAATGTGCCGTTCTTGGAAAAGTAATTTGCAGCAGACTCTTTGGCTTTGTATGCACTTTCAACTTGATTAATGAGACGATTGAGTCTCTTAAGGTTCTCATTCTCTTCCAGAGATGTGTTATAAGCTCGTTCGATGAGTCTCGTACCTTCCTTCTCTGTAAATGCCGCGCCCAATACAAGGCGAAGGTTTCTTTGCACAACCTCTTCAACAGCCTCTTGCATTGAAACAGATTTTGGGTTGGTGATGGTTCTAATTCTTTTCGGGACACTTCCAATAATCGGGCCAGTGTAGTTTGACTTGCCCTCTTTCAACTTATCTCTTACGTCCTTAAGCTGATCTATGTTCTTTCTGGCATCAGCAAAACCACCGCCAGCAACAAACTCTGAATAATCTTTGGCAAACGCCTTATCGATAGCCAACTGACCCGGTGTCAGGTCAAGCTCTCTCTCTTCTTTTGCTACTCTTTTCTCCTCTTTCCCCTTTTGCAGGGCAAAGCTCATAATGGGCAACAAGTTCTTCGCTAGTTGGCCTTGCGTCCTTATCGACACAGAAGACCCGGGTTCAATGCCCTCAAGCCACTTCTTTTGCACATCAGTCAATGGTGCCTGATCCTCTGCAAGCTTTGACATCTGAAGTCTTTTCATAATGGCAGCAGTGTCGTCTTTTATGGCCTTGAACCTTACTCCAGCTTCATGCTGAGACGGGAACACGTCAGGCAACGCCATAACCCCAGGACCCTCTTGGGGCTTTAATCTGGTTACCCCTATCAGACCATCCCTTCTAGTGGTCAAGGCAGCCGAAATAGGATCTTCTGCCTGTGGCACCATTTCAGTTTTTCTAACTGGCTCAAGCGCCTCTACCTTCCCAGCCGCCTCGATTTTCTTCAGCTGCTCATCTGCTTTCCCAGCCCTAGCATCCTTAATAAACCCAGCAATGCTAAACGGGATCTGCAACGCTGACGTTGCGATCTGCAGACCCAAAGCTATCTTCTCCAGGTCGTCCTTCTCTCTATTGGGGATCGGCTGTACTGAGATAATGGCCATTATGCCCCTCCAAATTTCTGCTGAGCAAACCCTAGCGTCTTAGCTAGTCTCTCTTTCTGGTCTGGACTGAACAACGTGGTGCGTTGCAAAGCCTCTGAAGCTTCAGTAACCCTGAGCTTTTGAACGCCAGGATCCCTGTTAGCAACACTGACAAGAGGTGACTGGGGTGCTGGACCACCCTTGTCTGTTTGGCTTAGCCCAAACTGGGCACCAGCCGCAGCCGGTGCCAACACAGCTTGCTGTGGACCAGGAATAGCCGCCAACAAGCCTAGGGCGCCAGATGCAAAGTCTGCAAGGCCGCCCCTCCCAGGTTTTCTAGGGATAACAGGTTGAATAGCCATCACACCACCTATGCGTATTCATATCCAGTATATGGACCATACATGTTTTCACGACCAACAGGCCTCACCACTGGTTGTGAGCTAAGACCCAGCGTCTGCAACAAGCCACTAAGATCGCGCCACTTCCTGGGGTTGACCAAATCAGACTCTCTCAGAGCCAATGCTGAGTTGATAAGGCTGATCTGTTTGTTTAGATCAAACTCTTGTTGGAACTGCCTCTTAGCCTCTGCGAACTGTTCTTGCTGGAAGCCGAACTGCTGCTGTGCTAACCCGTACTGCCTCGAGAACTCACGCTCCCGCTGCGCTCTCTCCTTCTCAGCCTCACCCATTGCAAACTCACGTTGCTTCAAGGCTTCCTGCTCAGCAAACGTTCTCTGCCTCTTCTGTTCCTCTCGTTGCTCTAATGCACCAGCCTCCGCAGCTCCAAGCTGAGACAACTCAGTGCCAGTCTGCATCATAATGTTGCGCCTCTGCTTACCAGCCTCCTTGGCGATCGCACCAGACCCACCAACACCAAGAACAACGCCAGCCCTCTTTAGTTGCTGCTGCCCTTGCCTTTGTACGTCAGCGGCTCTCATCTTCGCGCCTCGTCGCGCTTCAGCAAAGCTACGTTTAAGCTCATCAACAACAGCCATCTCTTACCTCTCTGATTTCAAGTTTGCAGATAAAATGGCCCTATATACCGAGAAGGCTTGGCCAACAGTGTCATTGTTGTCAAAGCCAATCTGGGCCAGCTTAGTGTGCAAAATGCCCAAGGAATACCTAAGCCTCTGTCTCTCGTTACCAGCAGACCAGTCTTCCTCTCCCCAGTTGAAAGCTCCCCACAAAGTGCCGCCGGGCGTTAAGTCAATGTTGGTCGTGTTACCAACACCGCCAGCCCCGCCTTCTCTCCACTTAAGGCGCATATTCCATGCACCAAGCAAGCCATACCAGAGGTCGGCCTTCCTCCAGGTCTTCACATGATCCTCGATCTTTTTCTCTCCACCAGCCTCAGCAGCCCAGAAATAGCTGTTTATGGCCTCACCAGAGTCGTTGTAGACACCGGCAAACAGCTTCCTGACATACCCCGTGGCCTGGGAATCTCCTGAGTACAACACACCGTCATGCACAACCCATGTGTTGACGTTGATTCCATCCCATGGATACCAAATGCCAGGCTGACCCTGCTTAGTAACCCTGGTGTCGTCATACACAAGGATATGAGCAGGAAACGACGTGTCCCCGTCTTTGGGGAAGCTGAAGTAATGCTTGTTCTTATAGGTAACACCTTCGATTAGGTCGAAGTGTGCCGTTTCCATGTTGAAGAACTGATTCTCGATCTTATCTGCGATCTCATCAGTTATGACAAAACCATCTGTGGTCATGGCAGAGTCCACGCCGGTCATAATATGAGCCCCAGTGGGAATCTCGTTGTCCTTGCCGAAGTACAAGATGCCATCCCTTGTCTTGGCCCAAGCGTACTTGGACACAATGCCCCTTGGAATCTGCGTCTTATGCCTCTGCCAGGACGTCGGTGCCGTGGATCCATTGTAAAAGATGATCCAGATAGAGTTGTCCTTGAACACAGCCAATAAGTCCTGCATTGGCACCAAGGCCAAGATGTCCTGACCATCCCCCTTGCCCATGTTGAACAGATTCAGAGCCTCAGAAATGAACGGGTTGGCTAGCTCCGTATAACCCAGGATGGTCTTGTCTGAAGTCTTGTTGTCAAACCACAGCCTCTCCTGATCCGCAGCTACCGTGTTCCACGGATTGGGCGCCGTAGCATCATCAACGTCTGTCTGGGTGGACTCGTCACCCACCGCTGTCGTATCCGTGTAGGTTGTTGTGCTGTTATCAGCAAGCTGGGCTATGTAGTAGAACGGCCCATCTGAACTGGTCGACCTGTAGATGTTTCTGGCATCTACGCCAAGCGACGTAGCCCCGACTGGAATGTCTGTAAGGTCTACAGCAGCTGTGTTGGTCAGAACAACACCAACAGAGGCTGACCCAGCCTCACCTTCCACAACCTGCGAGTTAACATAGCTGACCTTGTAGTAATAAGTGCCAGCTGAGATGGGACCAGAGCCCCCGGAGGCCCCGGTGCACGCCGACGGTGTACTAATACCTAGTTGGTAAAAGGCGTCACGATCAGAGTATTTCCAGGGCCCGCCGGTCCCATCTGAAAACATAAGAAGGTTCTGATAGACCGTATAAGCAACCTTAACTCCAGATACGAACTGGCTCTGAGCAGACGCAATAGTGACAAACGTCGTGCCAGATTTGGCATACATGTCACCACCAGCCCACACAACCATCGAGCCATTATAAGAAGCTGCCTGGTCAATAGGGGCAGAGCCAATGGCTTGTGTGTTAAGAATGGCAGAGCCATCCCTGGTAGCGACTCCACCAGTGTCGTCGAATTGAACGTTAAGTAGATCAGGGCTTTCAGACGGATCTAAGTCACCAGGACTAGCCTTAGTGTTCCACCCACCGTCAAACCGCTCATAATACCATTTGACCTTTTGAGGATTGGCCACCGATCATATAATCCCATACTCCGTGGTGTTCACATCCTCTTCTGAAGTAACCACTTGATATTTGCCGCCTGTTCTATACTGACGCTTGTAGTCATAGATCGCAGGCAAGTCGTAGTTTCTCCACTCATCAAGAAAGAACTTGGCCCCCTGGTAATCCTTATCTTTCATTAAAAGACGATAGACGATCTTGTTTATCATCCTATGGTGCAGGATCTCTGGGATAGCAATCGTCGTTGCTGCGCTGACATCCTCGTGCCGGCTATAGCCAAAGATGGTCAGCGTCTTGGCCTCGTCTGGTGTTGGAACCAGATAGAGCTTCTTGTTCCAGATCACGAACTTTCTTGGCGTTCCCTCTGGATCCGTTGAGCCCTTGTCAATATCCCACTCACGGAAGCCGATCTTCTGTAGATCGTCACCGTCATAACGCACACGCTCAACAAACTCCATCCTCGTTGGATAGTCGTACTCTTGCGTGCTCGCAACAGTGGTGATCGACGTGTCCTCTGTCTCGATCAGGCCAATGATCGCCAAGATTTCCTGACACACCGCCTCAATGGCCTTGTATATCTCGGAGCTTGAGATGAACGTATCAGACTCGAAGTCACCCAATCTCCGTGCCTCGTTTTCAAATTCGCTAACGGTCACTTTTAGGTGGCCTCCCTCGCCTACGTGGCATCGGGGACGTCGGATCTGGCGTGGCCTCACCAACTGTACCAGCATTTTTCATCTGCGTTACAATTTCATCATGATCCTTGTTGAACTCTGCAATCTTCTGAGCTTCGATCTTTTCTTTCTCGGAAAAATCTGGGTGTATCTTCTCTGTCCTAAGCATCTTCGGATTCAGAACCCTACCTTGGCCATCTTTCTTGATCGGCGTCCCCTTGCCCAAAAAAGCCCTAGCTTCAAGAAAGTCCATAACGATATACCCCTTGGCTGGGACCCTTATCGTCTCTCCCTTGAAGTCTTCCACATAGTCCTTGTCATCATCGTTCCAGACCTTAGCCTTCCAGTTGACCACCTCATGGGTGGTTTGAGTATACGGCTGTACCATCTCTCCTCCTAGCCGGGCGTTCCAATAGCATAGAACATAGCGGCAGCTGTTGATGTGTTTGTTGTTTCAATCTTGAAATGTTCCGCATATTGCAGCGGAGGACACTCCATAACGGACCCGCTGACTGTGTTGCTTAGGCCAGCCTTCCACGGAAGGCCGCCCGTGCCAACGCCGGCCGGGTTGACGATAGAACCCTCATAATAGGTTCCGTCAGCCGCACCAGCAGCACGGACAAAGATCGCACAGGTCGCTGTAATGCACCAATCTGACGTTGGTGGCACCTCAAGCGCTGTAAAGCGCCACTGACCAGGCATGGCAAAGTTGGAAGTAAGCGTTGAGTCAGTCGTAAGTGTAATGGGAAATCTTGACACAGTTGCCATGATTCAACCCCCTAACGGCCATAGGCGACGATCTCGTATTCATCCCCGCTTGTGGCATTAGATACTGCCAAATAACCATTCGCAGCCGTTCCAGCCGCCAGCTTGTTCTTGTTGATGACCCAACCAGCGGCAATGCCAGCGGACAGCGTTGTATAAGCTACCATGCTTTTCGGCGTCGCCGTGAAAAAGTGAATGTACTTCAAGTTGGTGTTCACATTCTGTGTTGCCGCATCAGCAGTGACTTCCAACGCCACGGCCCGCGTATCGCCACCAACCCAATGTTTCCTTGTGGTTACTGTATACGCCATTGTTAAACTCCTAAAACAATATCAGATCGTCTTCATGTTTGGTGTTAGAAAAATAGTCGCTCAGTTTGTACGTCTTTTCCTCTATTTTCTCGCCCTTATCGTTGATCTTGTGCCTGTAAATAACGTCGGCCATCGTATACTGCACAAGCGCTTCTTTTAGTTCCTGGTAAACGAACTGGCTGATGTTCCCGTCACGATAAGCACCTAAGATGCCATCTGAACAGTTAATCCAAATACCAGGAACCTTGCAGGCAATGTACTCAAACCAGATCTTGAAGTTGTAGTAACTCTGCCAAGTATAACGCGGCATACCAAACACGTCGAAACAACGTATCGCGTTGCCCACATCGTCGTACTTGCTGCCCCAGCTATGAAACTTCTTGTCATGGGAAAAACAGAAGTCAGCTCCAACATACATGATCGGGTTTGAGCCCATGATTACCTTGGCCGTATACATCGAAGCGCCAAGGGCGTTGCCACCGCTAGAGATGTAGTGGGAAAAGCGTTCAATCGCGTTCAATTCCTTCTGAAACTCCAGATTGGGAATCAAGCAGTTGAAAATGCTCACCTCTCCCTGCCACAAGTCTAGCAAGCGTGGATCCGTGAAACTACAAGCAATGAGGTGCTTGTCCTTCGTTGTTTCGAAGTAATGTTCACGTTCCTTCGTTCCGGCTTCCACCATGTCATCAATCACCACCGCGCCAGCATCAAGCGTTAGGTAGTAATCAGGGTGCCACTCGTTGTCCTCGAAGTAGGCATAGTTATGTAGACAGGAAATGCTCAAAATATCTCCCGACTCTTTCAATGCCTCCAGCGATCTACCAACAGATGGCCCGGCCCCGATAACGATAGCAGGGCGGTGTCTGTTCTTGCCTTGCAACTTGCCATAAGTCACATTCTCGAACCCACCGTACTTATCCCGAATGGATCTGTAGTTCTCCAGCCAGGTATGCTTCCAGGACTTCACCGTGATGTCATCCGCAGAACATGCTTGTCGATACATGTCCTGCTCGGCCTGCGGTGGCCTGCTAATAAGTGGCTGGTACTCCCTGCCAAGTGAAAGGATTTCCTTAGACATTATGCCTCGATTGTCATGGCGTACTTGAGAGACTCACAGTCGATCAAGAAGTCGCCACTAAGTGTGTCGGTTGCTCCTGTTCCGTTGCTGTTTCCAAGGTTGATGCCGATTGCAGCGGTGTTGGATGTCAGCTTGGTCAAGGCGCCATTGGCAGCCACAGCGATAGCTGCGTCTGTAGCAATGGAAACGTTCGACACAAGCAGCTTCCCAACCTCGCCCTTGGTTGCTGCCCAGAAGTAAGTACCGGTTGTGGCCGTATTGTGAGCACCAGGAATGACGCCAAGCGTATCCGAAATGACTTCGGTTGTTGTCGAAATCGTGATGCTGTAGGGGCCACTTCCGCCGCCTACTGTCTTGAAGCAGTAACCTGGCCCAATCTGGGAGTTACCAGCATTGTAACAATAACGATAAGTTGTTCCACCATCAATGCGTTCCATGCCAAGTGCATAACCGGAAGGGATCGTCGCAGTTACGCTCGACACGGAATCACGAAAGCTAACCCTATATCCATAAGGCGTTGTCATGATTCACCCCCTTAACCAGTCAATGCACTGAGAAGAGCCTGGTAGCGAGGAGCTGAGCAAACCAGCTCACCAGCCCACCAAATCTTCGCATAGTTCACGTTGTTCTGCGGGACACGCAGGAACGGCTCAAAGCGGAAGTTCTCATCCTTGTGTGTACGCAAATCAATGTAGTTCTCATTGAAGAAGAACCAGTGATTCGCAGGTACATGACTGTCAATCATAACGGGGATGCCGTTATACAGGATGTTCTTAAACCCGCCACGTGCCGTGTCGCCATCGCTAAAACGCTGCTGCGGCTGTAACTGGCCATAATATGCGTTGTACAGCGTGCCGGTCGTAAAAGCGACAGTCGGCATGTCATTATCCTCACTCGCAGCCTCAAACTGAGTCTGCAAGGTCGGAATCGTTAGCGTTGTGCTACTAGAGTCTACCTGGCTTTGGAGCCATGAATAGGTGGATTGAGAAATCCCACCATAGGTCGAACTCGTTGAACAAAACACTCTTGCCCCAGTGATGGACTCGCTATCCGTACCGTCCGAGAACAAACCAGTACCAAAGCGATCACGCATGGACCGCTCAGCTACCTGAAACTCAGCCTTAACAAGATCGATCACCGCCGCATCGCCACTGTTCTTCAAAATGTCAGTGCGAAGCACAGTAATCGACTGATAGCCAAACTTCGGGTTGAACTCCAACGCAGTCTTTGTATCAACTGCGTCAATGGTCAGGTTTGCATCTCCGGAATACCACCCACCACTTGTATTTGTGGCATAGATGATCGGCTGCATAATCTTTGTGCCGCCACTATAGGTTGGCATCTTGCCTTTTTTCTTCATTCTCATGAAGAAGGCATTGCTGTCGAAGATGTTGTCCACCAACTTGGGCACATAATATTTGCGACTGATCGCGTTAACATTATCCCAAGTAAGTGCCATTGTTAAATTACTCCGTATTCTTGTTTAAGTTTCTCTGTCATCTCGTCCCAGCTTTGCCTGGTGTTGACTTTCGCCTCGGTGGGACCAGCTGTTGCCCCAACGTTGATAACACCGGCCTGCTTGGACTTCTTGATCGCCTCCGTCGTTTCTTTCATAGCTCCTTCTTTGGCTGTCTTAATCAACTGGTTGCCATAGAGGTCGAAAAACGCGGCTTTGAACGTGGGGAACCCATGATCCGCACCATGTTTCAGGATGCGAGTTTTGGGGGTTAACCCCGACTCATCTGGACTTTCGAAGTCAAAGAACTCAAACTCCTTCTTCAAGGACGTGTACTCCTGATCGATGAGTTTCTCTTCTTCTTTAACCTCGACTTCGCTGAACTTGCTCTCGAAACTCTGGATCTTCTGATTCATAGACTCCAAAGTCTGAGTAACCTGGTTCAGCGTATTAGCAATTTGAGGACTGATCTCCTCATCACCCGTAAAGGAACCTCGATTGTTGTAGGCCTCAGAAACATGCTGCCACCAGTCGGGATTCTGTACGGCATGTTGATCCACAGCATGATATTTGTCGTATAGACGAGATGCTTCCTCATAACGCTGCTTCTCTGCTTCCCACTGTGCCTTCTCTTGTTTGAAGGCCGCTTGGTTCTCTTGAAGGTCATGCCTTAGCTGATAGTGATTAACTAGCTTCTTTAGAGGGACTGGTATCGTATCCCCCCGGTAAGTTATGGGGACCTCTGCATCTAGATCGATGCCTGATTTCTGTTGAGCCTGCTGTTGTTGCCCAACATCTTCACCAGTCATCACATCCGTCTGTCCAGTATCACCCGTAGGGTTGGACGAGAACAGAGAATCCTGACTTTCTGTAGGGTTGATAACCCCTTCATCCGGCATACTGCCTCCTTAACCAATAGGAACTGGTTGTGATGTACCTGCTGCCTCAACAGGCTGGGTGCCCTGAGCCTGTCCCTCTGGAACGGGCCCTTCTGGTGCCCCAGCGCCCCCCAAGACCTGAACGCCTTGATTGAAATAGGTAAGGGCTTGAGCGAACATCTCAGACGCTTTCTGTGCGGCTGGGTTCTGAGATCCTCTGAAGCCCTCAACCATTGCTTGCAAGGACGCCCCAAGAGTCTGAATAGCCTCCATAGGATCACCCTGCGGTGGTGCTTGTTGCTGTTGTGGTTGCATTTGTTCCGGCATCTACGTTTCCCTCCCGGCCATTCGTTTCATGGCTTCTCTTCTGATTCTCTTTTTCCTTACCTTTTCCGGCAACTTAACACCTTTCGGTGTAGCTTCCTCGAACTCCTTGGCGATCTTGGGATGCTTGGCGTGCATAAAGCGACGCTGTGCTTGAGATACGAAAGGCATCACTTCCCCCTCTTCTTCAGCATCGTATCCTCGTCGGCTAATATCTTGTCCACCTTGGCAATGCGGCGTGTTAGGAATGAGTCTGCCTTGATAAGACGCTCAAAGGCTTTCTTCCTAGCCTCTTTCTTCGTGTCGGCCTTACTTTTTCCCATGCTTCACCTTCTTCACTTCAGCTGGCGGCGCCGTAACAACCGGCTTAGATGTCACCTTGGGAGCCTTCTTCTTAAGCTCATCCAGCGCCCAACGCAACACGTCGATGCCGACATCAGCAGAGGAGGCTTGAGTAGCCTCTAGTGAAACAACTAGATCCTCAAACTGTTTTACTGTCACTGTCCACCTCCTGCTTGCTGTGCCATGGCCTGCTTCCTCTCCACGACACGACGTAAGACCTCTTCCTTGTTCGGCCAATCATGGGCCTTTAAGACCTCTTCCTCGTCAATAATCCCGTTATTAAACAGGGTGATAGCAGTTGCAGCCTTCTGAGCTTTAACAAACGGAAGAGCGCTACCGCTTGTCACAGATACATCAGGCATCCCCTTAACCAGCTTCTTGTCAAAACCCATGTTGGGGCCATTGGCAGCACGCTTGATATGAGCGTACTGCTGGTTGCCCTCTTCTGTAACAAAGAACTCAAAGAACTCAGGGAAGCCCTGCTTGTTGGTGATCCTGAACACCCTGGGCACACCATAGAACTGCATGATCCTTGATGCCACCATGCGTCCAATCTCCCTAATGGCCTTATCCAAATTCCTATTCTTAAGCCTAATCCTTGTCTGAGCAGCCTCAATGAAGCCCTCAAGCATCAACCCTGACGTTACGCCGGGCTGTACTGCTCCACGAGTCGTGTCCTGCACACCAGACACCAGGTTGCCAAGACCAAGAAGGTTGTCCAAATAGGACATGATATAGCCAGGCATCCCCTCACCAGCGAACCGCTTAACCTGGTTAACATCGGTTGCTGTGATCTTAAGGCCAGGCTCGTTGGTTACGTTGTCCACTTCCACACCAGACGTTGCCCCGAACAGCCAGATGGGGTTGCCGCTCTGCTTCATGGTATCTGCGATATAGCAAGTGGTCGTGTTGACCAGCCTCTGAATCCCCTTAACCTGGTCAATCTCACCCATTCCAGCGTACTCACGTGGCAACCCATGATCTACCAGCTTAACCACTGGGATCATGCCATCCTTGTATGGCATCTCCTCATCACGAAGGATGATGTTGTTGGCTATGACAATATAGCGACCATTTGGCCACTTACGCTTGGTCACAGTCCTCTTGTTGCCGTCGTCGTCCTCAAGACACTCCTCAATGGTCGTGTTGTCTCTTAGCCAGCATTGAACCTTCATGATGGGCTTATCTAGCTCAGTCATCTCCGGTTCTGGCTCGGGTCTTCCAGCATCCTGGGGGCTGTGAAAGATGGTCTTGCGGTCTTCATCCCTACCAACACGGTCCATCAGTGACTCAACGTCTGAGTGCAGCAGATGGGCCTGCTCTGGATACTGTCTTTTCATCTCCCCTAATGGGACAGGCTCAGCATGGATGAAGTAGCGACCAAACGGGTTGATGTCAGGCACTGACAGGTCCGGGAAGCAGTTCCAAGGCGACATGAGCTTCAGCTCGACGTCGCCCATGCCATCCTCTAGCTCTGGATTCCAGAACACACCCATATGACTATAGTCATAGATCATGGAGTCGATGATGGCCTGTGTCAGAGTGAAGTCCCAACTGTACTTCTCCCAAAGAGAGTCGTTGACCTGAGTTAGGATCTCTGAAAACTCACGGTCATCTGGCTCTGGTGGCTTGTATTCAGTCTTGGGGCGGTTATCCGTCATGATTGGCACAAGAGTCTGGATGTATGCCCAACATATGTTGATGGCCTCGCTACAGCGATATGATGGACGTCTACGACTCCACTGCCTACCTAGAAAAAAGTCTCTGTTCTCTTGAAACCGTCTGAACGAGGTCTGAAGCCTCCTTTTAGAGCGAAGCCAAAGCTCGTTGACCATCTTGGCTGTATCTTGCTGTTCCTCGCTCTGCTCGGTTGACCTGGGCTCATCACGGACTTGGGCGTGTAAGTCTACAATTCCGATGCCTTTTTCCATTAATCAAACTCATTCAGCGATGGGTATGGCTTGCGTTCTGGCTTGAGGTCATCTGGATGGTCGTCGTTACCCATCTCGACTACATCCATGCCAGTCTCGTCATTCAGCTTCTTGATGTTCTCTTGTACGTCGCTTGGCTTGTGTATCCACTTGCCGAGCCCATGATTAAAGTAAGGAGAGAACGTGGTTTTGATGTGGATGCCGGGAGCTTGTCGGGACTTTAGAATGTCATCTATCTTGCCCACTTAGTAGTCATCCCAACGCTTTTCCTGCCGGCTGGGTCTGAGTAGTCTATCGACATTGCGCGTAAATGGGTTGGACGGTACCTTATCGGCAGTCATTCTACTGACGCCCATGTTGTATGTCAAATGCAATGTACCTACTGTAACGTATCGCTCGCAGTCCATCAGGTGGTCATCTTCAGCGACGGGGTTTTCCTTCTGGTTCTTGCCCTCGACGTCCTTGTCGTAGTGGTAGGTGGAGTACTCGTCTTCTAGGTGTGGACAGCGGCCTTTAAACACAAAGTAGTTGTTGGACTTGATGAGGGCATAGTGGGCCTCTACACCCGACATTATCTGCTTATGTTGGGGCGATGCCTCATGAAAGCCGCAAGCAGACAGGCCGGCACGCTGTAGGGCCAATATCATAGCTGGGTTGGAGGGGTCACAGAAGAAGGTCTTGATGTTGAACACGCTGTGCTTGGCCTTGGCGGCGTCTAGCATCTCATCTGGTGTAAGGCCGGCCTTCTTGAACTCACTTACCGTGTAGTGACGTCCTTCTGGTGTGACGGCTCGTATAGTCATGGCAAACGGGTTACGGTGTCCCCAGTCCACCCCGGCATAGTGTATGGCGTCTTGTAGGTCATGGGGCTCTATGACGTTGGCGTGGCTGAAGCAGTCGTATACCAGCCCTTCCATCTGTTCATGTTCACCGCCGAACCGCATGGCGAAGATCTTGGGTGGCAGGAGGGCTCGGTTACGCTCGTACTCTTCCTTGGGGTAGCTTGGGTTCTCAACGGAGGCCCACTTACGGTAGAAGATGTCCTCTCTGTCTCCCCGTTCTGCGGGGTCTATGATCTCTTTCTTGACGAAGTTGAGCGCATAGGGGGTGGTAGTACCTAGTACACGGCCTTGTAGTCGTGCCAGCCTGCCTCTGACGTTATAGTAGAACAATCTTGAGCACTTCCCCAGCTCATCCACCCACGCTGCCTTACAGTCGGGAATACCTATGACCGAATCTGGGTCAGTAGAGGAGCGGAAGTATATTTTGCCGCCTGTTTTCAGCTTGAAACTGTCTGTTTTCCCTTCTGGTGCACCATAAACACTGGTGAACACTCGGTTGAAGGCGATCTTGGTTGATTGTTCCATGATCTTGTAGGTTGGGGCGCCTACGACATAGTTATACGCATAGTTCTGATCTTCACAGACTTGTTTAGCGAGCCACAGTGCCCCCATGAAGCTCTTGCCACCTTGTTCGCCTGCACAGGCTAGTATTTCCCTGTACTTCTTATCGGCGAAGAACACCTGTCCCTGTTTTTCGTGGAGTTTGATGGTGCCTACGGTTTTAGGCTTAGATAGGTAGTGAGGCTTTTTCGCCATTAGCGACCACGTTTACTTGGGTATTGGACTGGACGACGACTTCTGGGGAGTCTTTCCAGTTTTCTGGGTCGCGGTTTTTCTGCCACCACACGATGGCTCCTAGGTTTTTGTCATTGATAAGTTCAACGAGTTTGTTGGTTACTGCGACTCGTGCTTTGGTTTTGGCTCTTTTTACTGCCTCAGCAAATTCAGCGTGTTTGTTCAACCACTTATAGAACGAGTCATGGTTAAGGCCGACGTATTCGTAGGCATCTTTATCGGTACAACCTGCTGCGAGGATCTTACAGATCTCTTCTGTTATCTCTGGGGAGTAGAGTCCTTTGCGTCCTCGCCGCGTTGCAACAGCTTTGCTTTTTTTCCCGTTGCGTTTTGCCATCTTTCTATAATCACCTGACAGTAGTATGGGTCGATTTCCATCATGACACATTTGCGGCCTGTTTGTTCACAAGCGATCAAAGTAGAGCCTGCCCCACCGAATGGATCATAAATATCTTCCCCCATGTCGAATCTTTCCAAAACCCAAGCCAGCAACGCTACTGGCTTCTGTGTAGGGTGTTTTCTATCTACTTTCTCTGTTGCACACTCAAATTTTCGAGTTACTCCATTTATGTTTGTCCATGCTAGTTCACAGTCCATTTGATCTGAAAGCCCGTTTTTCTTGTCCCAGACAATCCAGCATGAGGATGCTGGCAAAACATTAGAATAATAATTAGCGCCCCACAAAACAACTTTATGACTTGGTAGATCATTCATCTGTTTAGCAAATTTACAGGCAACCGTGTTATCCACATCTCCACAAATCGGAGGGTACCCTTTGGCTTTTAAAACTCCGCTATTTTCTACTGCTTTCATACCATAGGGCGGATCTGTCAAAACATCCCTGTTAATCATAATATCTGTTGAATCACAACAAGTTACAATACTCCCGTCCAAATTCCATGAATCCCCCGTTTTCACATAAACATCTTCATCTTTAACTTCCGGCACCTCATCTGGATCTGTGAGGAGATCTGTTCCAACTGCTACTAGTGGTTTCAGTTCTGCTTCATCGAAGCCTGACAGTGTTAGGTCTGCTCCGTCTTCATGTAGGGCTTGTAGTACGGCTCGTAGCTTTGGCTCATCGAACTCGCCCTGTATCTTGTTCAGTGCGATATTGAGCAGCCTTGCCTTCTCGTCTGACATCCCTTCAACATAAATAACCGGAATCTTTGCCTCTTTGTTCGCCTTAACGCGTTGATGCCCGCCTATGATTAAGTTATCTTCTCGTCTAGCTATGATGGGTTCAACGAATCCGAAAGTATCTAAGCTTTTCCGCAACTTAGACAGTTCTTTTTCTGTAATGGATCGTGGGTTGGTCTTATCTGGGACGAGTGTTTGTGGTTCAACGTATTCGATCTGGAGTTGTGTGGGACCGCTTTTGCCAGCCATGACTGTTACAGTGTAATGCTTTTGTTATTAGAAAGGCAAGTGTAATAGCCTAGATGCTAGTCGAGGCCAGAAGATGCTTGACATCCTGCTGGCCCCGACTATGACTCTAGGAACGAACTACGTATGAACACCACCTACCACATAGACCTTTTCAAAACAAGCAACAAATGCAGTTCATTGGGATCTGTTCAAAATCCCTCAGTAGGGGAGCTAACCCCTACCGTGTTAGGAGATGGTCCCATCGGTATGGCCTATGAGGCGCCCAATCATGTGGGAGGGAGCGGACTGGAGATAACTCCGCCCCTATTCGGACTTACTGCATGTAACGGTACCGGACAGGTATGTGACCATCAACGTGGTACGAGACACCAACTAACTCGAGGAGAGAGCGTATTAAAGGGCACACGGAGTAAGAGAGAACAGATGAAGAGAAGTAAGAACCTCAGAGTAGATGGATTCTTTTTTCTTTCTCTTTTCCCGGAAGCTACCCAGAAGACTCCAGAGGGGGCGTAGCTCTGCTTGAGGCCATAGCCGCGCACAGGGGGTGCCCAAACCCCTAATGTCCGTGTTATATCCGACCTACTTCTCTCTCTCTCCTGTATGCTGTCTCGTCATCATCCCTACATACAGGGTACTCTGAGTTAGACCTACTGACTGACTTAGGCATGTCCTTCTTGGTAGAAGCACATATCAGCCAGCCAGCTGCAAAAGACAAAAGAGAAAAAAGAAAAACAATAACTAAAGCTACTAGTCCGTTCATTCAGGCACTACACCTATGCCATAGCACTTGCCCCCAACTTGACCAGGAGGGGTAACACACACACAACCACTAGGACAGGACCCATAACATGTGTAACTAGGACACCACACACACTCAGCGGTCCTTGTCCACCATCCGAATAACATGCCAACCATCACCAGCATCAATAGAATCATCAAATACCGTCTCATATATACCCCTCTTCCTGTACTCACCATCCGTGATAGAGATGCTCACTGCGTCATGATACTTGCCATGCTTGAAGTACCGACAATGATGAATACCCTCCTCACGGAAACCAACAGATAAGAATAGGCTTAACGCTGGGTTGCCAGCTATCACCTCTCCGTAGATGCACTTCAGGTTCATCCGGTTGAACCCATAATCCAATAATAGGACCAGGCTTGGGCGTGAATAACCATGGCCATGATACTCAGGACCTATAAATAGGCTAAACTCAGCCGTGCGATGATAGGTGTTGATCCCCGTTAAACCACAGGTCCCAACTAACCCGGCTTTGGATGAGTCAATACCAAACATCTGTATCGCAGGATCCATCTCTATGCGATCCAACCACTCCATCTGCTGAGCCCTGGTGATGATGTGATTCTGACGACACCAACGCCAAATACGAGCATCATTGCGCCACTTTAACTGCTCATGAGGTAACTCAGGAGATAACCTTAACTTCAACTCGTTACGATCTACAGATACCATCAACTAAGCCTCCGCTAACCATAGCGTTGTGTGCTCTAAGTCTGCATAACCACTAGGCAACTGCCCCTTTTCGTAACGAGACACACCATAACGCTTTGATAACACTTCGTATTTGACAGCCTCTGAACAATGCTTGCGCCGATAAGCATAGACGATGGCATCAGGTGACCTGTCCACCAACCACCGCAATGCACCAGGCTTAGCCTCATACACAACACCGCCCATATAACAACGACGACCGAATAAGGGCACACGATGATGCCATATGGCCCTGGATAGCCACCGAGAATCCACCCCTAAAGCCTCTGCTGCCGCTGTAACGTCCATTCTCTCACCTCTTGAAGGTTTGTATCGGCATGGGCCCCTCAAGGCGCGTCCTGCCCCGTTTGATGCGCTCTACAACGTCTCCTATAACGTTCAGGACATGCTCTGTGATCTCAGCCTCAAGATGAGCCCATGAAAAGAAATAAGCTTTTCCCAATAATATGTTGGCCTTACAGCACTCTTGCATAAGCAGGGCAGCGTTACGGGTAGATACGTCAAGCAAGCCCCTGGTGCCATAGCCCTCGATCTCAACATCGATCAGGTCTAAAATGCTGTTCAACGAGGATAAGAAATTGTCCGCATAGAAGAAGAGGTCCTCCACGCTCTTGTTCTTCGATACCTCGTTGAGCGTCGCCTGGCACGCCGCCAAAGACACCACGTCACCAGCATAAGTAGAAGAGCAAAACCACTCGCCACAATCCATCACCTCCGACCTGCCACCCACTATGGATAACGGATAACCATTCGCTATCCCCTTCCCAAGACAGATCAAATCAGGCTTTAATTTCCACCAGCTAGCCACGCTGTGGTTGGGCACGCGAAGACCGGTCACAATTTCGTCGAAAATTGTAACAAAATTGTTCTTTTCAGCTAACCCCATCCAACGACGCACTTCCTTAATCCGATCAGGAGAAGCATCTAAATGGAGGGGTTCCGTGATCCAACATGCTGCGTAGTAGGTGGTTGGGTTGTATGAGAAGGTGTCTACAGCACAGAATGAATCACGGACCCCCAAAGCAGGACTCGACATGGATGTGAACAAGTCATGCCACCCATGATAGCCATCGCTGATAACATAGTTCCCAGAACTATTGTACGCTCTGGCTATACGCACCGCAGCAGAACATGCCTCCGAACCCGTTTTGAAAAAGCGTACCTTCTCAATAAACGGAAACATGTCCTTCACTTTCTCGGCCACCTCAACCTCCAAGGTGTGAGGCAGTGACAACGACGGACCACGATAGGCATACTTTACCACCGCCTCAGTAACCTTCGGATGACCGTAACCAAGAATATTGGTGCCAAGTCCCCCTACGAAATCTATGTACCTGTTTCCTTTAACATCATAGAGATAACACCCATGCCCCTTTGCGACATGAGTAGGATAAATGCCCTCAATAAACGCCGATGGGCGCTTGGAATTGGTGCAGGTTGTCTGAGCGATAGCCCGCTCAGCTCGCCGACACCACCTTGGGTGCTCGCATTGCATCATAAAAACGCCTTATACATTCGAGGTCTTCCCTTGTATCCAACGACACCTTGCGTTGATTAATACACTCCGCATTGATAATCTGACCCCACTTGAACCCGTCCGCTGTGAACTGCTCACGCACCATCTGGTTCTTGTCGAATAAAACAAAGGGGTGCTCCCTCTCTCCGTTCTGGTTATGGCAGAACCATAACAAGGCTTCCTTGGAACACCCTTGTATATCATAACCGTCTGGGTAGGTGCGCTCCGTAGTATTGGAGCTGTAATCAACGGTCTGTAACTGCTCCATACACTTTAGGATCAACATTGGAGGCAACATGGGACAGTCACCTGTAACCCTGACGATGCGATCAGCGCTATAATGTATGGCAGCCGAGGCATAACGGCCAAGAAGGTCGGCACCGTCACCATAGAAGATGGGATCGAAGCCAAGGTTAACAAACGCAAGCTTCTCATCCTCCGGAACAAGCAAGGAAACTACGACCTCCTCACCACTGCGCTTCACCTTGGAGGCGTCCTGTGCACTGTCCCAGACGTGCTGCAAGCAGCTCTTGCCGCCGATCTCCTCAAGGTGCTTATTCGGAAGCCTGGTGCTTCTGGCCCTGACTTGTATTCCTATTAGCGTCTTCATAAGATTCAATCTCCGTTTCTTTGTCTTGAAGTTTCGCCATTACAATCAAGCTGAAAAATATAGCCTCAGACATTTCCGCTCATAAAATCTTCACCTTTTCTCTTTCCATTCTTTCAATAACCGCCTTGGTCATATTTACTCCGTCATCTAAAGACCATAGAGATTCTATGCCAAGATTTGGCCATTTCGGGTTATCTCGAAACCACGCTTGAATCATTTGGCGATAAGATTGCTCAAGACATTCCAGGATGAATATGCTTGGTTGTGGTTTCTCTGCGTCTACGAAAGTCCTGGATGGCTGCTTCGGTTGGTGCATCCACAAACACCATGTCGGGCTATCTGTGTCTATCAACAGGTTGGGATTCATGTATATCAACTGGCACAAGTCCCAAAACACACCGTCTTTGCCAGTGTTGAAATACTCGTATTTGTAGGGCAGCGCCCCTTCAAACACAGTCCCACCAAAATTTATCTCAAATGCTATCTTGTAATTACATACCACCCGGCCATCAACATCAGCCGCTTGGGCAGCATCCCTGATCTCCCTGCACTGATCCAGAGACTTAGATAGCGGCTTCTCGCACAAGAATGGCTTCCTGCGCTTAATAGCTTCCATACAATACTCGAAGTGGGTTGAAGTGGGAGATGCGATCAGCCACCTGTCAGCCTCTGGTGGCGCCGAATTAGCCAACACATCGTTGATCTCGTAAATCTCATAGTTCACCTTGAGATAACGCAAGATGGCACAATAGCGCTTGCCTATAGAGCCATTTCCACCAATGACTAGAACCTTCATATCTCCCTCAAGTGCTTAACAAGAACCCTTAGTTTGTTTGGTGTGATAGCGAACTCAGCATCAGGGCACACAATGTCATCATGATCTAGCTTGAAATGCTTCTCGATGATCTGTGCACCACGACGTACTGCGGCGAATGTCTGCTCTAATCCATAGGTGTGATCTGAGAACCCATCGAACTTGGGAAAACAACCCTCGAAATCAATCTTATATTTTACCGGGTATTCGGGCACGCAATAGAGCTTCTTGGCCTTGTGATGCGGTATCTTATAAGTCATGTGGTCACAGCTGACGATAATGTCATATCCAGCCCGGTATGCCCTGCTCTGCAAGTCGTAGTTGTGAAGTTGAGAATAGGCGAACTTGATAAACGGCAAGCCAGAGCAACCCCTAATCATCAAATAGGTATGTTTGTCGAACACACTTGCAGTGACTGGTATTCGGTCCTTTGCATACTCCACGATGTCGCGCCACAGATCCTCGCTTAGCTCGATGTTTCCGCTCTTGGTGTACTGTTTGCCTCTGAATAACTGAAACTTACAGACATCAGCGCCGGCCTCAGCTGCAAGGTCAATGGCCTCCTTGGCATAGTCCAGCTTGCCCATGTGGCATGAGCCTATTTCTGCAATAAAGTACATAGCAAGTCCCTCAGTTCATTGTCTGTGTACTGTTGGGCTGTTAGGGATGTGTACTCGAAATCCTTCGGCAACCACTGTCCCTTTGTTTCAAAGGTGAACCAGTCAGTGTCTGGGTATCTGATAAAGCAATGCCCCGCGTCTCTTGCCTGCATCATCTCGTTCTTGCTTATCAAGACCTCGTGCATTTTCTCGCCAGGTCTTACGCCGGTCTTCTTGATTCTGTCAGACAACATATTGGCCATCATCTTCATGGAGGTAGCCTTGACCTTGGGGATGAACACCTCGCCACCTTCCATCTCTTGCATACACTGGAAGACAAACGTGGCGGCTTCTTCCACGGTTAGAAAGAAGCGCGTCATCTCTGGATCTGTTATGGTAAGAGCTTCTTGCTTGTCGCGTTGCTTCAGCCACAGCTCAAGGACTGAACCACTAGAGGCAAGGACGTTGCCGTAGCGCACAGCAGAAAACCTAGAGTTGTGTGCTCCTTGGTTGCCAGCTATCCACGCACGTTCTGCCAGTAGTTTCGATGCCCCGTATACGTTAAGGGGTTCAACGGCCTTGTCTGTGCTTGTGAATATGCACTTGCTCACGTTGTTTCGGATACAGCCATTGATTACGTTGAGAGTCCCGAGAACGTTTGTCTTGATGGCCTGGTGAACGTCACGCTCTGCTTTGTGGACGTGTTTGATGGCGGCGAAGTGGTAGACTTCATCGCAACCACGGCAGGCTATTTCTACGCGTTCACGGTCTGCAACATCGCCAAGCATAAACTCAACGTCTTTGTGCTTGTGGGCAAGCTCTACTTGTTTATGCTCTCCCCTTGAGAGAACTCTAACGTTTGTTGATGTGTCTATAAGTTTTGGCAGAATCATTTGACCAAGCGTTCCTGTTCCGCCAACTATCAGAACAACTTTATCATTCACGATAGAACACCTTGTCAGGATCTATTCTTGTGATTTCTAAGTACCCAACGCCGTGATCTCGGATATCTTCCACAACCAGGTCGATCTCTTGGTCACGGCGTTGGGTTGAGCGCGGCTTTCCCTTGCGGACCAGCTGGAAGACCCATATTCCAGTGAGTATGACGAGCCACGCAATAACGACATAGATCATTTCTTTGTTTCCCCTTGCTTTTTGGTAATCTTTACCATGAGCTTGGAAAGGGAACCAAGGAAGTCAATGATTGGTTTGTTGGGGTCTTTCTTGTCAGTACGGGACATCGCTTGTGTCCTTCATGTTATAGAGGAGTTCCTCGAGGTGTTTGTAGGTGTCTTCGTCGTACTCCATGTACCAGCTCTTTTTGCCCTGCTTCAGCCCAGCGTTAGCGAGTTCTTCTTCTGAGAACTCTTTGCATGGGATCGCGTGTAGATACATCTTCCCTTTGAACTCAGAGGACCACAGCGGGTTGCTTGAGCTTGATGCCGTCGGCGTATAGGCTTTCTTGGTTTGCACTGGCTTCACGCCCTCGTCACGCTCTGGATCGTCACCGGTGGGAATCATAAATGTTTTCATAATGAAGTACTTATAACTACCTGTTATCGCCTTATAAATTCCCTTGTCTCCCTTGTCTTGGCCTTGGCCGGGGATCTCACACGTTATCTCCTTTCCCGTATCGCAGTCGATAATGCGATACGAGGCATTGATGGTGGTGAGATCTCCGTTGTGGGCAACAATGGAGATGGTGGGGATCACGACAACACCGTGCTTGACGCACAAGTCCCTGAACATCTCCATGGCATCAGCCTCGGTGACGTAGGCGTACTTGTGGAAAGAGTTGTACCCATTCTTGGGCAGTTTCGTCATCTCGCTTTGTATAGCGAGCACCTTCCCATACACTTCCTTCATAGCTTTCCTCCTCATACATAAGGTAACTATTACTCAGTAATACCTCAAGGCCATAGATCATGCAACCAATTTGTGCTATTCTTCGCCTTCCTATTTCCTCATGGATCCCATGGCGTCCCTCTTCACGTAACGAAGAAGTTGCACCACGCACTGTGAGGGCTTGCGACGTCCCTGCTCATAGCTGGATACCGTGATCGGTGCCAACCCAAGAATGTCTGAAAACTCAACCTGTGTAAGGCCCAGAAACCGCCTTAGCTGTCTGATCTCATGTGGCTTCATCCCTCGTCCCTCTTATCCCACTGCTTGTATCGCTCCCAACTCATAACCTCTACCCCGAGCCTTCCCAATATACGGCTAAAACGCTCCAGATTGCCCTTAGACGGGCGATCTCGACGCAATGAAGGGCTAGGCATGGGTGCGAACCCAAACACGGCCCCTTCTTGCCTTAACCTAGAATGGCGGCTCTTGATTGTCATGAATACGGTCTATCCTTCTTAGGATTTTTTGTTCAATATCTTCGGGCATATGCACGCGATTAGCTTTCAATAACGCGAGGCCCCGATGATAAAGCTCTGGATGTGTCACCATGTCCACATAACAGTTATAAATCCTGAATGTTTCTCGGTGCTTAGAACGCCATGCCGGGTAGCCATAATGGACTGCATTGGGGCAGTTGCAAGCGAACGTAAACCACCTGTCAGACTCATCTTGCGCGCTTATCGTCCCGTTACCCTTACAAAAATGACAATCCTCTTTCTTGCGCTGACAAGACGGATCGTCACGCTTTACCCTGTCAAGCATCATCGAAAACCTTGCAACCGTTGGAAACTTTTCAAGTTCTTTGGCTGCAAGCTCAGACGCCCCCCGTAGGTGCTCTGGCTTCTCGTTCTTGAAGAACCTATAAAATACAGACACTTTATCCTGTGGCTTGAAGACATGGTGTGCCTGAAACATGATCTGCAACTCTTCCCAAAATGTACCCTTGTCTAACACAGCAACACCCCTACTCAGTAATAGTTTAACAGCAAAAAAAATCAGTTACCAGGCTGGATATCAAGCCCCTTCTCCACATCCTTTACGCTGCGCGCTAATATGTACACACCACCGGCCTCGATCATGCGCTTCATAAACTCCTTCTGGGCCTTTGACATTGTGCCCTTCTCTGACTTGCACTCAATGCCAACCATGCGCCCATACATTAGCCCAATGATGTCGGGCACCCCATAGATGCAACCAAACGGCATCCTACGATAGACACTTTTGGTGCGATCATAAACAGATACGTTGTTGTTTCTCCAGAAAAAGCAAGCTCCCTTCAGCCTCTTTTCCAGTATGTGAAGATACTCAAGGACAGACTTCACAACAGGGTTTTCGGCCTTGCCCATACCCAACTTTTACCAACAACTGACCGTTTGTCCATCTCTTGCCCCACACCCCAGCAGCATCAATGGTTGATGCCCACTTCTTGATCGCTGCTTGCACAGCATCAGACTTGTTTGTCGCAACTCCCTTGTATGTCCTGCCGCTCTCGCTGATGGTTCCGATGAACTGGTTTGCACATCGCCTAGTAACCTCAACAACAATCTCCACCTTAGCTACAGGGTTCATCGTCTTTAATAACGCCTTCTCTTATTAAAGCTTCCTGTGTTTTCCTTTAATAGCTGTGTTATGGTTGCCTCATTCCGTGCATCAGTTCCATATTGATAATGATCCCCTTTACCTTCAGTGGTTCACTGGACACATGAAGTATTTGGCCACCTGAAACATAGTGTTGGTGGTATACTCCCTTGGTATCCCACCAATAAACATAGGGAACAGAGTGGCCATAGGTACCATCATCTTGAATGACTTCGCCCGTAACAAAATTAGTACCACCAATATTTACCTCAGCCCCTTGGTGAGCTCTGCTCACATATTGGCCGTCAATAGCAGCAATATGATACGGGGTCAGCCGTTTACCACTACTTGTAACCTTGCCTTTTACTGTGCTGTAGACGATCACTTGTCCGGAATAGGCCGAGATCACATAGAGATGCTTAATTGAACCCGGTTTGTTGTCTAACAACAGCCGCTGTTTCACGTTCTCTTGCTCAACCGTTATACCTTTAACGTTTGTTGTTATCTGCACTTTTGTTGCTTTTACACCTGAAGAACTAATTGCTTCTTTAGTCCCGTATTCCTCACAACCAAACACAAATATGGACAACAGCAACACAAACAATCTCGTTTTCATGGCTCCTCCTATTGAGTAACGTAGGGTTTAAACTCTCTAGGCAACGGGTCGTCCGCGCCCTTGGGCAACATGCCCTTGTTTGCAAATCTCCAGTTGAACTTGGTCATCTGGGAATTGTACTCAGCCGCAAGAGCGTTATAGCTCGCCTTGACTCCAGCGACTTCAGTATACCAAAGGCCAATTTGCTCTCTGTCATCTCTCGGCCACTCGGTTCTCGACACGTTTTCGTATGACTTGATTAGGGCACCTATCCTGGAATGGTAGACCGCAATGTCGGCCCGCTTCTTGTCCAGCATTGAGGCAGCGTCTTTGAACCACTCGTATTTACGCAGCATCTCTTTGGGACCGAACTCTTGTCGTGAGACCTGAACACCCTCTTGAAACCAACCCGTCACTGCGAACACTGTTGTTAAGCCAACCACAATAACGCACAAAGCTATTGTCCATTTTAAGAGCCTTCGTTTTGTTGGGATGACAGGTTTGATCTCTTTTTTCAGTTCGTCTAAGTCATTCTTGATGCTCATCTTTTTATTTCCTCCCACACGGGCGACCACTTTCCCTAGTCATCATCCCCATGAATTAACCTAGCAGCCGCCCGTGCAGCATATTGTTTAGCCGTAGCCGCCGCCGTAGCCGCAGCCGTCGCCGTAGCCGCCGCCGTAGCCGCAGCCGTCGCCGTAGCCGCAGCCGTCGCCGTCGCCGTAGCCGCCGCCGCAGCCGTCGCCGTCGCCGTAGCCGCCGCCGTAGCCGTCGCCGTCGCCGTCGCCGCAGCCGTCGCCGTAGCCGCCGCCGCAGCCGTAGCCGTCGCCTTGTTTCTCTATACACTCCATATTGGAACGTCCTTAATGCTTTTTCTAGCCTTCTCAGTAACCTTCAATATTTCAACGACCTCAGTCAAAGTTACTTCCTTCACCTCGCACGGGAACTTGCATTTTTCTGGTTTGCTTGTTCCCTCCATTGCAAGTTGGCTTAGGCTTGCCGCGCCATCCCAGTACCAGATACGTCTAGCATTTGTTAACACGGCCTCCTTACCTTTTCTTGATTGGAGTGTGCCTGCGAACACACCAGCGCTATAGGTTCTACAGATTACATAGGGTTTCTTTTTGGTTGGCATTGTTCCTCCTGTTAATTAGCGAGACAATCGGTGGTTCAGGGTAGAACTGTCTTACGATGTCTGCACACTGTTTCAAAACTTCTTTCTTTGCGGCTGCGAAGGCGACGTAGGAGGCGTAGGAGGCGTAGGAGGAGGCGTAGGCGGAGGCGGCGGAAACGGCGTAGGAGGCGGCGGCGGAGGCGTAGGAGGCGGAGGCGGCGGAGGCGGCGGAGGCGGCGGCGTGGGCGGCGGAGGCGGAGTAGGCGGAGTAGGCGGAGTAGGCGGCGGCGGCGGAGGCGTAGGCGGCGGAAGCAGCGTTTTTAACATCCTCAAGCGTCACAGACTCATTCCCAAGAGCCCACTGCTCTGCTATGACTATAGTCTGTTCTGCTCTATCATCGTCTGTATATGGCAACGCCAGCCTGGCACACTGACAAGCAGCTAGAGTTAATTTCTTGCGTCTATCACTACCCGGTTTACCAGACATCTTCCCAGCGTACCAAAGTAACCAGTCTCCTCTGTCACAGACGTTCCATGCTTCCTCTATCGTTTTATAGTTAGCTGCCCACTTGATGGCTTCAGGGCATACTCCGAGGCGTTTTAAGTTATCTATAAAGCTGCTCATCTCTTCATCCTATCAATGCAAAAGATCACGATTCCGACAGCCAGTGCGGCGCCGTAGAGGATTAACAAGAACTGTGCCTCCACCACGATGGACATGGTTAACAGCAGCAGTGTCCCAAGAATTACCCAGATCATGCTATCCTCTGCTTCTTTCTAAACGGTCTATTCTCGGAGTGCATGAGTCCTTCAACGAAGGGGATATCGTGCCTCGAGCAGGTGTTCAGTGCTGTTGTTAGTGGGTATGTCACCTTGTCTGCGAGCTTCTCCCCTGTGGCAACGGCGAGCGACCCTATACAGGCTCCTAGGTAGTAAATGGCTGGAAGGGCAGCTATGAGTGCCATTTTTTCTGCGGCGATGCCTGCCCCGAATACCTCGGCTACGGTGGCTCCCTTGCCTAGTTTCCCAATAAGGGAGACAGCCATTTTGAGCGTGGCCAGCGTGGCTGCGAGCGTGGCGAACAGTTCCTTTGGTGCCGGTAGACCAAGGGCTTGCATGTTAGCTCTGAACTTATCGTGGAATGTTTCGGCCATTACTTCTCTCCGCTCTTAAGAATAAGTTAAACTCAGTCACTGCCCCCCGACATTCATCAACTGATATTCCAATGTTTCTCTATCTGTATCCTATGGATATAGCCGACTCCTATGTCAGCCATGAACAGCTTCAGCTCTTTAGGATCTATGTGCCTTGGCTTCTTGGTATCAGCCTCCGGCTTCTTAGGAAGATTGCTGGTCACGTCGTATTCAATAGAGTTGGTTTGTGAGAACTTACATAAACGCGTGCCAGTCTCCTTGATAACTTCCATGTCGATCATCTCAACAAAGCGCGGCCTGATGCTGTACTCTCTAATGTCGTGACCCCTACGAACAAGACTCTCGTAAGTTTCTCTTTGAGTCATCGGCCCGTAGTTGAACAGCGCTTCATAGACCAACAAGCGAAGCTTAGACAACAACCCTTCCTGTCTGATCTTGTTATAGGCTTCGATTGACGTGTCTCTTACATGAGTCATTGATCCTCCTGGGCGTGAAGGCGACCAAAACGCCGCTTGGCCGCCCCACGCCAATTAGTCTGCGGTTTGGCAACATGCTCCCGCAGACCGGCCCATGCAATCGCCGTGAAATACACGGGCCTTGCCCGCGCGAAAAATGGAGTCAAACGCACGGGCTATATCCATTCGCCTATGGTTCCGTCCTTGATCGCCTTGTCTGCTATAGCCACCGGCAACACCTTGCTTGCTCCACACCTAACACATCTTACGGTCACAACAGGCTGAGGACCCAGGCCATGCAGAACTTGATACTGGTCACCGTGGCCCGTCAAAGAACACCAGAGACGCCTAAGCCAAGCAGTCATCGCCTATCCCCCCCATTGTCCTTAGACCAGCTGCTAACAGGGGTAGACCACCTGCGATCCATCCCCGCTAGCTCCTCTCTCAACTCCTTCACAAGGTCCTGTAACTGCCTGTTTCTCTGGTCCCTCAATTCTCTCACAAGGTCCTGTAATTGTTTATTTTTCTTATCCATACAACCCACCTCCTACTCTTTAATACTATTACTCAGTAATAGTTTTGTCAACAAAAAGAGGGGGGGCTCGGAATGAAGGAAGTGACGAAGTATGGCAGCGGCAAACAGCCACAAGTTACCCGAGAAGCCCCCCCAAAATGCTATCTATATGCCCCTTAAACGAACGATCTCCCCCCTAATCGACCCAAACCATTACCGACCCAACAAACAGCGCTCACGCTCAACGTCGCAATCCACAACGTCATTTTCACACTGCTCCAAGTCCTTCTCACAGTCATTCCAGAACTTTTCCAGTTTTGGGCACAGAAGTTGCCTTAATTGTTGGACTTTTACCTTGTCGCAATCTAGCCGCTTGACGCAACCGGCGCTCAATGCCCCTACGCTGGCGCTTACGATAAGCAGCAGCACGGCGGTTGTTTTGCCAAGTATTCCAGGCATCTACAAGCTCTGATATAAGCTTGACCACCCCATTCTAACTGCCCTCCTTGCTCTTAACCCAGGACCGGCCAAGGATATAGGTGATGACCGCAGCCACGGATCCCAACACAACAGCCCAAACGCTGTCGGCCGGAATCTTATCCATGACCAAGGCAAGCACCGTTCCCAAGACACTTAACAGCGTCACCCACCACTCAGTCGTTTGTATGCCAGGCTTCATAGGACCTCCTACTGTTTAAAGAATAACTCCCTGATGTCCTCCCAACGAAAGTTGGGACACGTCTTGTTGCTGTTCAACTGATAGTGACAATAAATATCCTTAGAGTTTAAGTGGTACTGAGTCATCCACATCTTCAAAAGGCCCCTCAATGACACAAGCTGAGCCACAGTAAAACAATCATCCCCAATAAGACACACGCCAAGACTATCCTTGTTGGCACCCTTGGCATGAGCTCCCTCCTCCTCATCAGAACGGCCGCGCTGCACCTGACCAGTCTTGATAATAACCGCATGATAACCGCAACACTTCCAGCCACGGTCCCTGTGCCACCTATCAACATCCTCAACGTCAATCATCTTCCCATTGACCTCTTGAGGGCTGGCAGAGCAGTGGATCACTATGCGTTTAATCTTTCTCACTCTTGTTTACCGCTTGTTCGATCCAGACAAGTCGTCTCTCATGATTGTCCAGTCTCTTTTCTTGCCGGGCCTCAAGCCTTTCGACCTCTCGCTCGCATTGATGGGCAGCGTCCTTGTATGTCTCTCGTATTTCGGAGCGAATAAGTTGAATACGCGCATCCCGGTCTGTGTAAATAGACCGAGCGAAACCAAACAACAAACCAATAATAGTGAGCACAACAGGTATGGAGATAAGACTGACAGCCTGGTCACGCCGTACCCTAAAAATCTCGGGCACCTGAATGGTCGGCTGCTCCCTATTTGGATCTGCGCCCATCTCCTCCGTTGTCCCCGTTGTTCTTGCGCTTGAAATCCGTGTACTTGTTTTTCACTATCTTTCGACATCCTCCCCACCCACAAACATGGCAGTAAATGATCTGACCTTCCTGCACAACCAACGGATCTTTGCTTATAGCCGTCAACACCTTATGCCCCACTAAGTCTGTCACATGCGCCCCACATTTCGGACACCCTATCCCAGTGTTAGGACACCCATCAACTGGAGGGTTTGGTTCATCCACAATGCCAAGATCAACGTCCCGGTTCCACTCTTCAAGAGTCCGCAGACAACGCTTTCTCGACACATTCCCAACCTGTTCTTACTAAACGTTTACTTTTAACTTCCTCACAACTACGCGACTTGTGTCATCCGGGTCTTCAACGAAAAACCAAGACATGTCCAAGTCCACATATGCATAGTTGTCCAATATGCCATTAGGCACGTTGTTCCTTAACCAGTTCCAGAACTGTTCCTTCGGGAACGACATTTCCCGAATATCCTTTTCTTCAAACGCCGCCATTGATCCTCCTAGTTATAAACAGTCACAATGTACTTGCCTCGCAGACCACCCAATGCGCCCATGCGCACCGTGTTCTCAAACTCTGCGAAATCTATCCCTGTTACAGTCTTAAAGTTTAAGTTCCCACCAGACTTTAAAAAGTTCCCGTCACGATCCATTAAATCAAACACATCCGCCAACATTCCACCACTACGCTCACGAACAACAAAATGATGCTTCCCGTTCCAAGCGATGGCACGCAACTCTTGAGACATCGCTGTAGGCCTCAAAGAAGACGCACCGCCTTCTGGATGATAATCATATGTGTATTGAGTGCCAAGGGCATTTGGGTCTCTCATTGTCGTGATTTGTCTGCCGTCAAACGTGATATCCTGATAGTTCTCCTCTGCGTTCCCAAGAGTCCCCTTGCCAGTACCGTTAATTACCTGCAGACGTTTTGCGTTTCGGCTGATCTTATAGATCCCTGTGCCGTAAGTTGTGGGGCCGGGAGGGGTGCCAACCCTAACGTCAACAGCGATATATAGCGCATCGCCATCAGTGCAAATTCCATTCACGTTTTGGATTGCGTTATAAACTATCCTAGTCGAAACGAAATATACGTTTTT